TTCGTGCAATGCCTGCAGGCGGCAAGGTCTTCATCCGTCCAGAGGTCACCACGCACACAAGCATCGGTGCATCCATCGGCGAGCAGGCTCCAACCGCAGGAACAATGGTCGTTTTCAACAACCAAGTCACCAAGCAAATCTTCGGCGGATATGTAAACATTTCCGAAGCCGACATTGACTGGTCAGATCCTTCAATCTTGCAGGTCGTTCTTGACGACATGGGCCGTATCTACGCAAACGCAACCGACAACTACGCCGCTGACCAGTTGGTCGCAGGCGCAAGCGTCACACAAGCGTTCGCTCTCGCAGACGTGGCTAAGCCTGAAGTTTGGTCAGCCGAAATCGCAGAGGCTGCATCGACAATCCTCAGCTCGTCAGACGGCAACTTGCCGACTCACTTGTTCGTTTCACCAGATCGCTGGCGTAACCTTCTCGCACTTGCCGACACCGCTAACCGTCCGTTGTTCCCACAGGTTGGGCCAATGAACGCATACGGCGACCTTGGTGTGAACTCGTACGGCGGAAACGCTTTCGGGTTGTCAGTTGTTGTTGACCGTAACTTCGCCAGTGGCACCGCCATCGTTGGTGACGCATCGGGTTACGAACTGTTCGAACAGCAGAAGGGCACCATGTCCATCGAGTCACCATCGACACTGTCACGCACAATCGCACTCCGCGGTTACTTTGCAGCGTTGATGATTGACCCAACCAAGTTTGTCAAGTTCACATTCGCCTGATCACTAGGTAGTTAGGAAAGGGTCTGTATGTCTGTTTACACAATCACTCACGGTTTTCACTTTGATGATGTGTCGGCCGTACAGACCCTGACCCCTTCCGAGGTTCAGCCCGGTGACAGCATCGTTGTCGCAGGGGCTGGCGCAAAGTTCAACGGCACCTTCACCGTTATTAGCGTTGAAGAGTGGGAGTACATCGGGAAAGACCAGCAGGGCTATCTCGAGTTCAACTATGACGTGCCGAAACTTAATCAGGTTTTGTATGCGGTCACTGGTCAGCCCGATGATGAGGCGTATGCAGCTCTTGCTGGCACCCTGACGTTTACCGAGACAATCACTTGGACTACTTCAGCACTTGTGTTGTCGTGGCTTGGTATTGACGTGGCAACCGCTAACGACACGGCCTTTGTGGCTAAGTGCGTCAGCGCTGCTAACGCTTGGTGTTTCCGTAAACGCCGTGAGGCTGGCTACACCGATCTGCAAGGCACAGTCCCTTCACCAGACGTTGAATTGGGCACCACAATGTATGCAGCAACGCTTTACCGTGAACGCGGAACCAGCGGTGACGCATACGGAGCCTTTGACGGAATGGGCAACCTTGCACAACCAGTCACTCTTCACCGCATCATGCAGCTCTTGGGCTGTGGCAGGGCGCAAGTCGCGTGAGTTCTTCAGGCATCTTGTATGAGGCTGTGACTGCGTGTAAAACGCAGCTGCTTGCCTTGAACCTTGTGCCAATCACAGACCCTCGCAACGCTCGCCCATTGTCTGTTCTTATTGAGTTACCCACCGTTGACTCGTTTACATACAACGTGGGCAACATCACTCTTCGACTTCGTGTTTTGGCACCGCCTCCGGGCAACCAAGACGCAGGCGATTACCTGATGCAAATTTCAGATCAGATAATGAACTCACCCATCGCGGTCACGGATTTACGTCCGGGCCTCGTATCCATCGGAGGGCAAGATTTGCCTTCCTATGATTTAACCGTTGCCGTAGCCGTACGGCGCAACTAACCAAAAGGAGCCAAAATGGCTACGACCACATTCCTCGGAAATTGCACAATCAACCTCACGCAGGGCGCAACCACCACTGACCTTTCAGACCAGGCAAACGCTGTGACTCTCACCATCGGTCAGGACTCGCTTGAGTCCACCGCTTTTGGCGACACCGGTCACCGTTTCACTGGCGGTCTTCAGTCCGTTGAAGTCTCGATGACTTTGTTCCTCAGCTATGGCGCTTCAGAGGTCGAGGCAATCCTTGCTTCATGCGTGGGCACAGGTTCAACCGTGTTGACCATCTCACCATCAGGAACCACGGAATCAGCCTCTAACCCTGAGTACATCATCACCAACTGCATGCTCAGCGACTTCACCCCAATCAACTCAACCGTGGGCGAACTTGCCACCGTTGAGGTCACCTTCACAGGTGGCACATGGGTTCGTGACGTAACCGCACCGTAAACCCGTAAACCTTCAGGAGAAACAACATGAAGATCACACTCGCAGTCGAGCAGACTGACGGCCTCACATATCAGGTCACCACCAATCTGTTCTCCATCGTGGCACTAGAGAGAAAGTTCAAGATTCGCGCTTCAGAACTTTCCTCCGGTGTCGCAATGGAACACCTCGCCTTCCTAGCCTTTGAAGGCGCAAAGCAAAGCGGCATCACCGTTCCAGCAGTCTTTGATGATTACATCAAGCGCCTTGTGTCCGTTGACGTTGTAGGTGAGGACGCTGCAAACCCTACGGACGAGGCAGTTACCTCCGAACCATCTGCGAGTTAGCAGTTGAGACGGGTTTCTGGCCTCACCAAATCCCATTCGATACACAAGAGCTGCACACCATGTTGGATGTGCTGAAGCAGAGAGCAAAGGAGAGTAAACGTGGCCGCTGAATTTGGCATGGAAGTCGTTGGTCTCAAAGAGGCTCTTAAAGAATTGAATGACATTGACAAGAAGCTTCGCAGGCAGGTCACCAAGGACTTCAAGGAAATTGTGCAGCCTGTAATCCAGGAGGCGTATGGCCGTATGCCTGTTGACCCTCCGTTGTCGGGTATGAAGTATTCGTGGAAGGGCAAGTCAGGCAAGGAAATTATGCACTGGCAGTCGATGATGGTTCGTAAGAATCTCAAAGCGTTTACATCAGGTAAGAAGATCCGCGACACGGGTCTAGGGTTCAAACAGAATGTGGGCGTGTTCGGTATTCGTTGGGGTGGCACTCAGGCCACCATTTTTGACATGGCTCGCAAGGGTGACTTGTCGCAACAGTTGACCCGTAGGTTTGGTGAGCCTTCTCGAGTGCTTTACCGTGCCTACGAAGTCAAACAAGCCGAAGTTGAGGGCGAGTTGAAAGCCTTAGTTTCAAGAGTGATGCGTTCCGTTGGACGCGGTGGGAATATATAACCATGTCTGTCGTACTTAACATTTTTAGCCAATTTGATTCCTCAGGTGTAGAGAAGGCTAAGAAGGAGTTTGCACAGCTTGACGGTGCAGCTGCTAAAACCAAGTTTGCTTTCAAGAAGGCTTTGATTCCTGCTACGGCTGCGGTTGGTGCTTTGGGCGCTGCATTGTTTGACGCTGGCAAGGGCGCTATTGAGGACGCTGCAGCACAGGAACTTCTCACCAAGGCGCTAAAGAACAACACCTCTGCCACCGATGCACAGATTGCAGCCAATGAGGATTGGATTAGCACACAGGGCAAGTTGCTCGGTGTCACCGATGATGATCTGCGTCCAGCGCTGGCAAAACTTGCAAGACAGACCGGCTCACTTGAGAAGGCGCAACAGGGCGCTTCCCTTGCCATGGACATAGCCGCAGCGACAGGTAAGCCGCTCTCCGCGGTCACGGATGCGTTAGCGCGTGGGTACGCAGGTAACACTAAAGCGCTGGCAAAGTTAGATCCGAAACTCAAAGATTTAATTACTGATGGTCTTGACGCTGAGGGCGCTATGTCTGTCCTTGCAGACACGTTTGGCGGTTCAGCAACTACTAAAGCAGGGACGGCTGAGGGACAGTTTCAACGTCTTTCGGTCTCGCTCGCTGAGACGAAAGAAACTATTGGTGCAGCTCTTTTGCCGATTGTTGAGAAGGTGCTCCCGTACCTGGCCAAGTTGGGTGATTGGGCTGCAAACAACACTGGAGCCTTCCTGACGATTGCCGGTGTCATCGGCGGTATCGCAGCTGCTGTGCTTATCGTAAACGGAGCAATTGCTGCGTGGACTGCCATCACCACTGCAGCCACCGCTGTGCAGGCAGCGTTTAACGCGGTCTTAGCGCTTAACCCAATAACCCTCATTGTCATCGGCATCGGTCTGCTTATTGCTGCTCTTGCCGCTGCCTATTTCAAGTTCGAAGGTTTCCGCAACGTTGTCGACTCTGTCTTCAAGTTCATCGGCAAGGCCGTCTCAGGATCTATAGACCTAATTAAGAGCTACTTCACGGGTGTGCTTGGTTTCTACAAGGCAATGTTCAACGGCATCGCTTCGCTGTGGAATAACACTTTCGGCAAGTTGTCTTTTAAGATTCCGTCCTTTGTGCCGGGCATCGGCGGTAAGGGCTTCGATGTGCCGAACATTCCGATGCTTGCTGAGGGTGGCATTGTAAACAAGGCAACCCTTGCCGTGATTGGCGAGGCTGGCCCTGAGGCTGTTGTGCCTTTGTCCCGTGCTGGCGAGTTCGGCATGGGTGGCGGTAACAACGTCACTATCAATGTAAACGGCGGAGACCCGAACGCTGTTGTAAACGCGCTTCGTACT